TCGGGCCCGACGCCGAACACCGGCATGCGCCAGGCGTTGACGACCGAGTTGACCGAGGCGTTGAACTGGAGGCGGATCTGCTGGAGGGCGGCCTGGTCAACCCCCTCGGCCTTCACGATGATCATCCCGCGCGTGGCACGGCCGCTCTGGAAGTAGAGCTTGTTGTGCAGGGAGATGTTGATGTGCGTCGTTACGGCGTTGATGATCGTGTCGAGCGGCGTCAGCGGGTAGCCGTTGTACTCGACGTCCGTCGCCGGGTAGAGGTTGTGCACGAACATCTCGTCGTGCGTGAACGCCTGGCACGGCCGGCCCTCGATGACCTGGACCCATGCGTACCCCTCTTCGTCCTCGTCCTCCTTGGGGAAGAACTTCTCGTACTTCAGCTTCTCGCCCTTGAGCTGCTCAAGGATCTTCTTGGCCTGGTTTCGTAGGGCCTCCGCCTGTGTCCCGGAGCGGTCTGCCACCTTGTAGATGGTCCCGGCGTCCGCGTTCCTGAACGAGTGGAACTCGGCCTTGCCCTCCTTGTTGGGGACCGTGACGATCTCCACGGCGGACCTGCCGAAGCGGAGCCCGTCGTAGGTGAGCATCTTGAAGAACTCGGGGAGGTTCAGCCTCTCGCTGTCGTTCCACCCCTCGGTGAGCCCGCAGTGGAACAGGTTCTTCTTGGCACGGTCGATCTCGTCCTGGAACTCCTTCTTCTTGCTCTCGTCGGACTCAAGCTCCTTGAGTACGCCGGGGAGGGGGATGAGGTCAAAGCCTACGTCGAACCGGCTGGCCCGGGGCCGGCCGAAGGCCGACACCTGGTTGGACCTGGCGTTGAGCACGGCCGCGATCAGGTCGTCCTGGCGGCAGATCTTCTTGATGAGTACGTCGGGTAGGAGCTGGAGCTTGGCCTTGTAAAGGGAGTCGTATGTGGCGGTGGTCGTCGACGGGTCGGCCTCGAAGGCCATACGGACGGGGGTCTTGTCGCCCCGGCTGTGCTTCGTGAGGGCCTCCGCGATCAGGTGGAGGGGCTCCTGCATCTCGCCGAGCTTCTTGCGGGCTTCCCTGTCCCCGTCGTGGGCGGCCTTTACGAGGGCGTTCCGCTCCTCCTGGTAAAGCTGAATCGCGACCGGGTCCAGCGCCAGGACGATCTGCTTGCCCTTGACGGCCTCTCTGTCCTTCTTGTCGGATTTCATGCCGCTCCTATTCCGCAAGGAACCAGTAGATGTTCATCGGGTCCTTGTCGCTCTTGTTCACGATCACCAGGGAGTACGTGAGGCCCAGCTTGTGGAAGACCGCCACCTGGTTGGGGTCGCCCGGCAGGAACGGGGAGAGGAGGTTGCTGTCCGAGGTGTCCCCGTTCAGCCTGACGACCGACTCCTGGTCCGCCTCAAGGTAGACCACCTGCTTGGCCGCCGTGTAGAAGGCGATGCCCGCGGCGCCCGGGATGATGCCCGACTCCAGGGGGAGCGGGGTGGCCGAGACGACCTCGAAGAAGTCCGGCGCGACCGCGGTCACGTTGAAGGTCTTCCGGGTGACCGAAGAGAAGCCCGCGGAAATATATACCTTTTGTCCAGCCTGTACGCCAGCGGCCGAGTAGACCCTGAAGAGGTCCGCGAAGCCCGCGGCCAGGACGATGGGGCCCTCCGGCGTGCCGGAGAAGGCGGCGCCGTCGAGGCGCACGCAGGTGACGGAGGTGCCGTCCTTCGCGATGACCGACCAGTACCCCTCGTTCAGGGTGTTGAACGGCCCGGCCGGGTCGCCGGTGATAACCCCAGCAATTCTGAGGACATCGCCGACCACGACGGATGCGAAGCTGAGGAGCGTGCCGCCGGAGGACGCGAACTTGGCCGTCGCGTTGTTGTTGACGGTGACGGTGATCTCGGAGGTGGCGTCGGCGCCGAGGGCCCGTTCGGAACGGAAGGCAGGCTGCGTCCCGGCGCTGCGGCGGAACCTGTAGGTCGAGGCCGAGCCGGCCGGGAGGGTCAGGTTGAAGGCAGTCGTCCCGTCAATCGAGGTGGCCTGCACCCCGGAGTAGACGGCTAGGGAACCCGAGGGAGGTACAACCGCTTGGTTTGAAATAACATTTTGAATCGCCTGTCCCTTGAACTCCCTGACGTAGTGCGCCAGGCGGCGCTGCGGGTTGTCGTTAACCCCGCGCTCCGAGCTGTCGTAGGCCAGGATGTGGTGGATCAGGTTGAGAAGTGTCGTCGTCATTAGGATATGCCCCCTGCTCTAGATTTCTTCGCCCTCGCCAAAGTCCCAGGACAGGTTGCCGGACTTACCGGCACCTTGCCCCGCCCCGCCCTGCTCTTGGATTGCCTTCTGGACGGCCAGGGTCAGCCAGTTGGAGTGCTGGGTGGCCCCGGAGCCCGGTATGATAACCGGCGCGTTGGCCCTGCGCTCGGCCTCGGAAAGGCCGGCGGTTAAAATACCGCTATCCTTCATGAAGAGGCACTGCAGCGGGTATCGCAGGGCGTCGCACTCGTCGTCGTCCACCTTGTCGGGCTCCTTGGTGGCGTTCCCCGCCGCGTCCATCTTCCAGTGGTACCGTGACATCCGGTCGAAAAGCAGGTCCACGCCCGGGTCCTCGGCCAGGAAGAAGAGGGAGGTCTCGCTGGTTGCGGTCATCAGCTTCATTCTCGTGGCCTCGATCCCCGTGGATACCTCCTTCTTGAACTTTGCCACCTTGAACCCGCCCTTGCGCCGGAGCGTCTTGTTGTGGTCCGGGTACGCCTGGTCCGGGTAGACCATCTTGATGGCCTTGGGGCCGCCGAACGGGTTGGCCCTGTCCACCGACATGGCGACGGCGTCGTCCAGCTCCAGCCCCGAGGCGGACAGGCAGTCAAGCACGAACGTCCGGCCGGCACCGTCCACGGCAATGATCAGGAACACGAAGTTGTGCGTGAACCCCCAGTCCAGGCCGGCGTAGAGGTCGATCCCCATCTCCGTGAGCAGCGGCATCAGGTCGGCCTTGGTGAAGCTTGCCTCACGGGGGCGGCCGGTCAGCATCTCGGCGATCTCCGCCGCGGTCTTCTTGTGGACCAGGCGGCTCATGGTTGGGTAGATCAGCCCGGTGGCGGAGGGCTTCCAGCACATCAGCTGGGCCTGTGCCAGCTCCAGGCTGACGTGCTTGAAAAGATTCATTACGTGGTCGATGGGCTTTAGGAGCTGGGTGGTCTCCTTCCTACGCGCGAGCCTGCCCTGGCAGACCGAGAAAAGCGTACAGTTCTTCAGACAGCCCGAGAATCCCCGGCCCTGTGCGAACTTCTTGGCCTCGTCGCCCGGTAGAGACGCCCACTGCGTCGCGGAAAGGGACCTGAAGGTCGACTTGTCGTAGTAGATCTCGATTGTCGGCTCGTCCGGGAGGTGGCGCGCCGCCGGGCACTTTTCCGTGACGTCTATGATGTTCCAGTGTCGGACGTGCAGCCCGCTCTTCTCCGCGCCGTCGATCTCATTCTGCACCAGGCCGTAGGAGAACTTCCGGGTGGAAGTAAGGACCGTTATGGGCAGCTGCATGGCCCCGTCGGGTCGGAGCTTTTTGGTGTCGGGTGACTGGATGAGTTTCGCCTCCTCGTAGGCTTTGGGGTTCGGGAGGACGTCGACCTCGTCAATGGAGAAAACCGGGACGTGTTCGAAGTTCGTGCCCTGCATCGTAGCAACGATGATCTTCAGGTAGTTGCTCCCCCCGCCGAACTCGGCCGCCCGGTCGAATACGGTCGTGCGCTGGGCGTCCGTGGAGACGTAATCCCTCAGGAACTCGCGCCCGAAGTTCTCCCGGACGTACTGCTTGGCCTTGAAGGACTGCTCGACGATGGCCGCCATATGGGCGGTGTTTATCTGTAGTAAGGCCACGACAACGGTTTCAAGAGTCGACATGCCGAGCGTCTTGTAGCCGTCCCGGCAGGCGTAGTAGAGGACCCTGGAGAACTTGGGGTCGTTCTCGATAAGCTTCGAGTAAACCTCCCAGATCATGTCCATGGGAGAGGAATTGGACTCGGGGTCCACGACCTCGCCGGGGTAGTCTATCCCGAGGTACTGGTAGATCCAGTCGTGCAGGTCCTCCTTCGTCTCCGGCCGGACAAAGAGCGCCTGCCGAAGCTCGTCGGGGGACGGTGCCGCCGATTCGGGCTCGGTCACTTCTTTTCCTTGGCCGCGGCCGCGAGGGCACGCCGGATGATCGTCTTCGCGGTGCCGGGGCCTATCCTCCCGACGGTGACCGCCTGGGCGTCTATGACGTTGGCCGGGGCCTGGCCCGCGGGCGTCTTGGGTGCACGGTCCTTGTCCTGCCCGGTCAGCTTGTAAAGCGTATCGATGGCCTTCCCGTA